GATGGTGGACTTTCGGTTGTAAAAGACGCAGTATTTGGTGATGACATTAAACTGTTATCGGATGCTGCTGTTGCAGCATTTGGTGCCAATGGTGACGTTACTCTTACGCATGTACACAATACAGGATTGCTCTTGAACGCTGCAATGGTGGTTCATTTACGAGACTATGCTATTAACATTGGTTCTCCAGCTGACGGTGACTTAGATATAAATGCAGATGACGAAATCGAACTAAATTCGACTTTGATTGATGTTAACGGCAATTTGGATGTTAGCGGAACAATTGTAGGAGCAAGTACACTATCTGCAACAACAGGTACATTTAGTGGTATTCTAAAAACAGATGATGCAACTGATGCAACATCCACTACTGATGGATCACTACAAACCGATGGTGGTCTTTCTGTTGTGAAAGATACTGTAATGGGTAATGATTTATTACTCCTAAGTGATGCTGCAGTCATCAAGTTTGGTGCTAACAGCGATGTTACACTTGCACACGTTGCTGATGCAGGACTAACACTAAGCGTTCCAGCAACCGCAGACAACAGTTTCCCAACACTTAATCTAAGTGCAGGCGATAATGATATTGCTGCAAATGATGTACTAGGACAGATTGATTTTCAAGCACCTGCAGAAGGTGCTGGAACTGATGCTGTATTAGTAGCAGCAGGTATTGCTGCGATATCCGAAGGAAACTTTAGTGCATCCAACAATGCAACCAAGTTATCGTTTAAGACAGCAGCAAGCGCCGCTGCCGCAGAAACAGCAAGTTTAAGTAGTATTGGAGACTTTACTGTAGCAGGTGATTTAGTCATTAAAGACGGCGGTCTAATAGGAAGTGCAAGTGACCTAGATGCCATAGCAATTGCTAGTAACGGTGTTGTTACGTTTTCACAAGCCATAACTGGTCAAGCATCAAGCGCACTATACGCTGATTTGGCAGAGATGTATGATAGTGATGAAACTATCCCTGAAGGAACAGTAGTAATGTTTGCTGGTGAAGGAAAACTTAAAGAATGTGATGTAGCCGCGTGTACTAAAGTAGCAGGTATTGTTAGTACTGATCCAGCATATTTAATGAACAGTTCACAAGAAGGCGTAGCACTTGCACTAGCAGGGCGTGTACCTTGTAAAGTTATAGGTCCTGTAGAAGCAGGCGATATGATGATTAGTGCTGGTAACGGTATGGCAAAAGCGTTTGATGCAGATGCTGGACAACCATTAATGGGTTCGGTAATTGGTAAAGCGATTGAAGATCACGTCGGTGATGAAAATTCTACAGGTGTAATTGAAGTACTAGCAATGATGATGTAATTAATTACGCATTATTTCTTCAATAGTTTTTATTTTTTCAACGATTTCATCTATTTTAAGTGTAGTAAATACACCTGGATGCAATGGTTTGGGCCAACTGTCAAGTTTACTCCAAGCATATCCTTTGTGTTCATTGTTTAGTTTTGGGATAAATTCTTCCTCTACAACACAAACATATGTGCTATAGGTAAAGTTGTTCTTTGTATTGGTAAACTTTTCTACCGGTATAGTTTTTAGAACCTTTGGAGAAAATCCTATTTCTTCAACAATCTCACGCTGTAGTGCATCAAACTCAGTTTCATTAGACTCAACTTTACCGCCAACAAACGCCCACATGCTATCATACTTGGCACCATTGCGAAGTACAAAAAGATAACGGGAAGTTGTTTTGCTTAAAAACAGTGCGCCTACACCGCTGTTAAATGACGATGTTCCAATCGCCTGCTTTATATTCGCCTTCATACGACTTGACCCACTCTGTTCCGGTCCACTTGTATTGAATTCCTGTGGTACTGTTAGTCATATAGTGTACACCCGAATCACTACTACTGTCAAATGAAATTTGCCATCTAGCACCTGTCCACTCGATAATGTCATTTGCACTTGCTACAAGATCGTTACCACTAGTGTCTTTCCAGGCATCAGCACCGTCTGTATTATCAGAATCTCCTATAGCATTTAGAATAAGATAGCGTTGTCCTGTTGCGTTTGCAGGTAATCCAGCTCCCGGTGCGCTACGCAAAGGATTAATAATCTTTGTTACAGCTGGAATATCATTTGTTGGAATAGTGTCTGCATCTAATGTCCATAGTAGTTTATGTGGATCACTAGGATGGAAAGCAACAGTCCCTACAATCTCTGAAGTGCCCTGCTCTAATCTAAGTTGGCTAATACCGGCAACTAGTGCTCCATACTGATTAATAAGTGCTGTCCAACTAGTGCTATCAGTGCCAACTTTAGTAGGCGGATCATTTAGCGGCGAATAGTCTACTTTGTTTGTTGTAGTTTCGTGTCTATCTAATATTTGTATAGTGTTACCTAATACAATTATACCAAAGTTCATAGGTGTAAATTTTTGACGGGTACCCATTAGTATCTGTCCATCAATTACACCATCTGCAATGCCGCCTTGATCGTCAAATACACTTGCAACAATCTTGTTAATAACACCAAGTTTCTTAACTTTAGCAGGTGCAGTAAGATATATTGGCAATGTAAATTGCAGGGTTGCAATGTCTATCATATCATCAACTCCTACAGGCACACTTTTACTACTAAAATTTACACTAGCTAGTTCTATATAACTTAAACTTGTCCAGTCCAAATAATTGTCCGTGCTTTGTATTTCTAACGAAGGATTAAACAGAACAAGTATTTGTTCTAGTAGTTGTAGTTTTTGATTAGTATTACTAGTCCAGATATCTGTACTCATTTGAAGTGTATAAGGAACAGGCATAAGTCGTTCTACAGTGAATGCATTGCCTTGTTGTGTAGTATAACTGTTTGTGTTAGGATCAAACTTGCGCATACGAATATGTTTTTTGTCTATGAATGTGGGATCTTGTCTGCGTTCAGGATTGTATTCTAGTCCAGTTATGTAGCAACTAATCATTGGAGTTGGGATAATTTTATTTTCGCTGTTCTCACGAATTATACTACTGACCATACGAGTACTGTCGCCATACTTTACAGGTACCGTTTGCAGTGTAGTATTGCCAGCACGATCTTTGCCATACTCTACTTGGAAATTACTAAAGGCGCGTATATACTGTAATAGAAAACGCCTTATCTGTTCATCATAAAAAAACTGTTGCGGCATTAATCTTCCCTAGGTTTCAGTGCGTCACTTAGTGACTGTCTACTTGTTGCCGTAGTGTTATCATCTGCAGTAAATGTGCTTGTGTTATTAGTAAACCCATCCATTTGTGTATTACCTGTTCCTGGTGTAAGTTTACTACGCACATCATCTTCTACTTTAATAAAACGTGATCCACTATATCTAAATAATCTATTTGGTAGAAAATCTAAACGCAGTATATAATCTCCTTCTTGTGCATCTGCTGGAAAACTTGTACCCATGCTAATTGGTTCCCCGTTTGGAGCAAGTCCATCACCCACTAGATATCCGCTATATGCATTGCTATTTGTAGGTGTAATACGTCTAGCATCTGCAGTTGAGTCTGTATTATCAGCATTTAAGTCAGTATCGTCTGCGTTAACGCCTATTGGCTCTAAAGGATTGCCTAGAGGATCGGTAGGTACAATATAAAATTGACTTGTATCATATCCGCTCTCTGGAACCTCTGCTTCTGCTGCAGCAACAACTTTGTTTGTAATCTCAAGTTCTTTGTTATATGTAGATAACAAGTCACGCAATGTATTGTCTGTGCTATTGCCGTCACTATCCTCTTGTAGTACATTTAGAATATCGTTATATTCTTGTGCATCAACTAGCGGTGTACACTTAACACGCCATAGATGACTCCACCAACTTGGGCTAAATCCTTCACTTGGGCGACTACCTTCTTGTACAACATAGTAGCGTTTGAGGCTTAGTTCTACACTTTCGTCCAGTGCGCTAAAGTCTGTTAGGTGTGGCAATTCAATAACATCACCTGACATAAGTTTGCGTCCAAGATTGTTTAGCATATCATTTTCGTGGAGTGTAATAAACAATGTATCATTTGCTAGAAACAAACCAAACTGACTTAAATCAAAGTCTGTATCACTTACGCTGTATATACCGCGTAGCGAATAAAC